TTAATCCGTCTCTGATATAAGGAGTAATTATCAAAATGGAAGATCTTAATTTTGATGTTTTTGAGGGCGAGCAGAAGAAAGTCCTCATCAATATGGCCGAACAGATCAAGAAGCAGGCCTCTGACTCCGTTCAGATGGATGACCTTGGTTTTGAGGACAGCCCAGTAGTGAAGAAGGATAAAGCAAACCTATCCAAGATTCGCAAGATCTGGGACAACAACGGTCACCTCGACAACAGATCCGAGCAGATTTCTCTCGATCAGTTGCTTGACAAGGACCTTCAGGTCAGAAAGATGATGCGTGACAATTTCAGCACGGATCTACCTCTTCTGATCCCACGTACCATTAGCACAATGGTCCGTGAGGCTATTGAGCCTAACCTGGTTCTCACGCCCCTGCTCACAAGAGTAAACTACTCTGCTGGCACACGTCTTTCTTTCCCAACCTTTGGTGGCCTTGCTAACGCAGCTGCTGACTTGGCAGAAGGAGAAGAGTATCCAGAGGGCACCATGGAGATGGGTGGCCAGACTGAGTGTATCATCGGCAAGTCCGGTATCGCCGTTAAGGTGACGGAGGAGCAGAGACGGTACAGCCAGTTTGACATCATATCCATGAACGTCCGCGCTGCAGGTAGAGCCCTTGCTCGTCTCAAGGAGCGTAAGGTTGCTGATATGATAACCGGCAATGCTACGGTCCTTATTGACAACAATGGTTCTGGCACAAGAAAGACAACCGGTCGTGGTTGGGACGGCGCCTATAACGGTACCCTCACCCTTGATGATATCTTCAATGTCTGGGGCGTAATGGTCAACTCTGGTTTCGTACCAAATACGTTGATCATGCACCCATTTGCATGGAAGGTATTTGCTGAGGATGGAATGCAGAAGCTATTCGGATTCCAGAACGGAATGCAGAATATGCTCTGGCAGCTCCCACAGGGTAATCCTGGTAATGCTCCTAACTGGAGACAGACCATGCTTAACCAGAACAGCTATGTATCTGATCCACAGAACCTCGCTACGACTTTCACAAGAGTCCCATCGTTGTTCCCAACTCAGTTTAACATAATTGTTTCCCCATACATGCCATTCACGACTTCTACAAATGAGACAGACATTGTCTTCTGCGATATCAACGAGCTTGGTATCCTTGTTGTCGATGAGGAGGTTACCTCTGACGAGTGGACCGATCCATCGAAGGACATCATGAAGATGAAGTTCCGTGAGAGATACGGCCTTGCTATCAAGAATGATGGCAGAGCTGTTGGTGTACTTAAGGGTGTTAACGTTGCTAAGAAGAACGTTGACTTTGCTAATCGCGCTACTCTTAACTACAATACTGGTGATCTTACTGATCAACTAATCAGTGACACTGGAAGAATGCTTACCTGATGCTTAGCATAGGGTAAGTTTAACAGGCCGGTTATCCTAAGGCTAGGGTAGCCGGCTTTTTTCTTAGGTACTTTTATGGCTACAATAAAAATCAAAAATGTAACATCTTTTGCAAGAGATGGAGTAGTAAATGTCGGTATTCCATTTAGCAAGGATGACAATATTAGACCAGGAGATTACTTAGTAGTAAATGGAGCTAACGGTACTGTTAACCAGTATGTTCAGTGGTATCCACAAGGCGCTACCTGGGATAACGGAGCTATAAAGTACGTAAGAGCCTATTTTAAAACAAGCCTGTCCTCTAATGAGGAAAAAATAGCTACTGTTACAAAAAGTGGTACATTAGGTACCCAATCACTTGCTGTCTTTGATTCTTCTATTCCTGGCCTTACTGCTACACAATTTAAATTTAGAATTTCTGCACTAGGAGGGGCAAATGGCGTTACTCCTGTGTACCACGAAGAGCCTTTTAATGTTACTTTTGGTCCAGAGTTAGGATGGTCTTTAGAAAACGATGTTGGTATTTATAACCCATACTGGAGACAGATATATTTTAAAAGACTAAATACACAAGATCCATACCTTAAACAAGTCTGGATTCAATTTGTAATTGAGTTGCTAGACGGAGTTCCTTATACTAATTTCTTTTTTAGATTTGGTTTTGGAGAAGTAAGGTCTAGAAAATCTAATGGTCAATTATTTGGACCATTATTATCTAACCAAGGATTATATAACAGAGACGGTACTCCTTATATTGTGCCAAATAATCAAGGCCAACCAGTACAAGCAACTGGCCCAGCTAATTATGAATCTGAGACTATAGAGCCTAGTTTATGGCTTAATTCATTGCCTGGGTACGGATTTCAAGGAGATTTTAATGCTATTGCCGTACAACTAGATATTGAAGGATGTCAGTCTAGAATAAGAGCAGAACAATGGAAGTTGGAAAATATACAGGATCTTCCTAGTCCACTTGTAGGAAGAAGATATGATCTTATAAGACCATATAGAAATTGGGCCGCAGTAACTCCAGGAAGTTGGAACGCTACTTATAATCCTATAAGACCTAGTTCAAAAGGACAGAGATTGTTTATGGTAGGTACTTCTCATTGCTATAAAGGAGTACTATGTTTTGATAACTCTAGTACCTGTCAAGCAGAATTACAAAACTATGTGCCAACAACTACATCTTCTACTTCGTCAAGCGCAACATTTAATATTACAAAAGCTTCGGTTTTTCCTATAGCAAATCAGTACTATGCACCTTCATCTCAAATTTTAGCAATGGCAGAAGATTGGAAAAACTTCTATCCAGCTACTAATGCCCAGCCTCCTAGACCATCCTATATTACAAGTGAGTTAGATTATTTTCAACGGTCATCTAATTTATTAGCTACATTAGCAAAAGCAGGTCCATCTAATCCTAATCTTGTACCTAGTGGATTTACTTCTAATAAAAAACAAGCATATAACCATGCTTATTTAGGACCTAATATAGATACGACAGATGCAGGGGAACATGGTACAAGAACATATGCATATGGACTAAGAGGGTTTCCATTTATGCAAACTACTAACTACTATTGGATACCTCTATTAGAATACAATACAAGACAAGAATCTATAAGACCTAATTGGTTTTTAGGAAATGGAACAGAAGGGCAGCCAATTGGTAAACCTCTATCCCCTGATTTTCTTAGGAACGGCCCTGGAAATGCCTGGCAGTCTGGTGGATGGATAGCTTATTGGAATGGTACATTTTATTTTGCTGATGGCTATAGGACCGGTGGATATAATAGGTCTCCTAGTACCGAAGATAGTACTTTAGCAGAATTTGGAAAAACAACATGGGGCCCTGATAAAGAGCACATGACAAATAATATTATTTTAATACAGTCGCTCATTACAATGGACTGGTTTGGATTAGAGTATGCGGATAACCACGCAAGTCACATAATCGCATCTCAAAGAACAGATAATTCGGTTGGTGCCAACTCAGCAAGTCTTAATAATTGGGGAGTATCTAGAGCAGTAGGTAGAGTATCCCAGATGTTTGCTTTCTTATATGAAGTAACTGGTAGAGAAGATGTTCGTTATTGGGCAAAAAGAAGACTAGTGGATAATATTGCTAGTTTAGGAGGATCTACTAGTGATTCTGCCTGGTTACTAACTCCTGCTAACGTAGGAGGCATAGAAAAAATACGATGTGCTACAAATAATGGTCCGTCTGAGCAAGGAGCTGGACTTAATAACAGTATAACTCTGAATACACCACAAGCTAGACATTGGAGACCATGGGAAGAAGGAGAAGTTGTTCTTGGCTTTTATGTTTTAGCAAAATGTTTACTATCTAAAGACCCTAATGACGCAGAAGGACTTGCCTATTTACGACATTCTAGGGATGTTGCAGCTAGTATTATAACTCATGGAGTACCTGACCTACGAGAAGGCCCTGCACCAGGAGATGGAAGTAATAGAAGAAATAGGTACTTGCTAATGACTTTCCCTAATACAGCACAGAGATGGGAGTTTATGAAACTACTTGCTCCGTTGGTCAATGGACAAACAAACAGAACCTTTTTTTCTAGTACTGCTGTTAGCTCGCTGCCAATTGTAAGAGGTGCTTCGTCTGGGGCCGAAGGAAGAGTCAGATTAATCTACACAGATGGAGAATTTAACTGGAATAGAAATCTTACTCTTTGGCTAACAAACGCTTCTGGTACTTTTGTACCTGGAGAAATAGTACAAGTTACTAATAATCCAGGATTTACCTATGTAGGTACGGTATACTTAAATCGGACACTCCAAGGCTATAAATGTAAGACTTTAAATTCCCCAACTAGAGGTTTTGGCTACGACATAACAGAAGATGAGGAAGATGCTATTGCATTCCAAAACCAGGGAGGATTCAATGAGAGTATTCTAACAGATGCACAAGGCGCTAACTTAGCAGGCGGCTGGAATGGGTATGGTTACCATGGGTATACTAGATACTATCATGTTTATGAGTCAGTTGTAGCTGCATCGCATGCTATAGGTAAAGAAGCAGCACAGATTGGGTACTACCAAAACAGTGCAGAGTACCCAAATGCAAATGCTTTTATATTAGCTAGAGCTATAAGCTATTCTGAAGATCAAGCTAGTAGATGGGATCTTGCATTTAGTTCTACAGACTATATAGTTGATTACTCTAGAGATATAAACGAACGTTATAGATGTTTTGTAGGCTATGTAAATAGGGCTTTATATGAAGCAGGTCCTGCTATAGTACAAGCTCCAGTACAAACGTGTTTTACATCAAGTCCTAACCCTACTGTCTCTATAGCTAACCAACAAATAAATGTTACTGTCAATGCTCCTGCATCTACATGTACTTTTATTGTAGAGACAGCTGGAATTAATATACAAACTCCAATAAGTTACGAGGCTCGTCCATCAGGATTAGATCTTTTATTTGATATTAATAGGGGGCCTACTACTAGACTTTCTACAGTAAGAAATACTTCTTCCTCTTCTATCTCTTTTGAGCCTGTTCTTATAAATGGGGTATATTTAACTTCCGTTTTACCAGGAAGAAAAACATTTGTTACAATTATAATGGGCCCTGTACCAGTAGAGCCTCCTTTTGAGGGAGGACCGGATTCTGGTCCAGACCCAGCATATTTTTCATTGCATTATCCACAAAGCTCTTATTATACAGAACTTGAAAAATATGGTATTACTGAGGAACCCACTTTATAATAACGAGTCCGCAATAATATAAGAAGATGCTAATTTCGTATAATTATTTGACATACCCAGGAAGTGCCCTGGGTGGACCGTGCCGTAGTGCGCTGACAACAGCCTTACGGCAAACCGGTATCGCTCTTAGAATCGCTACCTTTGGCGGTACCAAAGGGCTAAGGGAGTCGTTCCTTTAGCCCTTCTTTTTCTTTAGTAACATGAGCAAAAAATCTAAAAACCAGGTAGAGGATTTAATTCAAAATATTGATCTTTCTGTATCCTCTAATAATCAAAATTTCTTTACTAATTCAATAAAAGGAAAGACTGTTTCTTTAAACCAAAAAGTACAGAGCCATTTTGGCATTGGAAATATTTGGTTAAATTCTGCTAATTACAGTGTAGTTATTCCTAATGATATTTCTTATGAGCAGGAAGAAATACTAAAGAAAGCTTTAGCTTCTGGTACTCTAATAGAAGGTAAAAAGTATATTGCTCCTATAGACAAGAATAAAGACGTTCTAACCGAATACTGGCACCTTATTAAAACATTTGGCTTAGATCCTACTAATAACAAGTCAGAGTCTATGATTAAGTTTAGAAAACTACTAAAGGACGGAGTAGACAGAAATTGGACTGCTAAAGAAATATCAAGTTTTTGCATAGAGCAGGAAAAGAAGTACAAGAATAGAGACAGAGTAATAAAGCTATTAACAGATGTTTATAAAAATAGCGATTGTCCTCCTACCTTACTAGAAGAGCACGTTAATTAATGGCCGTAATACTAAGTTCCAGTACACCTAGTCACGGTTCTACAGATTTCTTTGTAAATAAGTCTGTAGAGCTTATTTTTAATAAAGCTATAGCTACAACTAGCCTTAGCCAAAATGTTTTTTCTATTATAGACATAGATGCTGGAACAGTAGTACCTTTAACTATTAGTCATGGTATAAATAACACTTCAAAGGTTATACTACTACCTAGTACTAATTTTAAAGAGAACACTCAGTATAGAATAATAATTGTAGGCACCGATCAAGCTCTTGGTTACAGTTTAGTAGCCCAGGACTCCGAAGCTCTTACCTCAAGTCTGTATGTTGAGTTTAGTACCGGGTCTACTGTCTATAAGATAGATACTACTGTTCAAAAAGAATCCTCAAATCTGACGCTAGAAGGAGATCTTTTTCTACCTACTAATGTCAAGGCTTTAGGGTTTGATTTTACTGTAGATAAGGTAAGACCTAAGAATAACACACACGGCACAGAGGTTAGTCTTACAGGAGATAATACAGTAAAGTTTACTTTTACTAAAGCTCTTTGGACAGGATCAGAAGACTACGCTGAGTGGGTAAATGTATCTGCTTTCCCTCTTTTAGACTCTACTCAATATCTTGCAGTAAGCGGTCAGTTAGGAACCGGTACAATTCCTGCTCATACAGTTTCTGTGACTGGACAAGTCCTAACTGTATCGTTTACCAGTAATCTACCAAATAATGTAGGGGTCCAGATCTCTTTATTAGACAAGATAAGATCTATAGAAAATGACTACTACAGTGGTAAGATGTTATATTCTATAAATACTAAACTATATCCAGAAATTTATGGCGTTCAGTCTGTAAAAAGAGAAGTTAAAGAAGTAGCTGATTCTTTTACAGAAGATTACATAGGCGCTGTGCTGTTTAAAAATACTATTTGGACATGGGAAAAGGTAGGAAGAATATTTGACTTAAACAATCCTAGCTTTGCAGCTAAACAGTATATTATATATAGTACAATTTTAGATTTACTAGAGGATAAAGAATATTCTAAGTATGTTGTTGCTGGAACCAGGCGCCAACTAGGTGACTTAGGAGTTTCAGTAGATAACATAATAGGAAGAATTGCTATGAAAGTAGCAAAATACCAAAAAGCAAAAGACAATGCTTTTGAATCAATTGTAGCTGGATGGCAGTTCAGAGTTGGACAAGGCATCCAGGCTTATAATGATGCAGCTGCTACAGTCAACAGGCTGTGGTGGAACATCAACGGAAAATTTGTAGAAACAAGATACGTTTACTATCAGGATGACGTACCTGCCAGTAATGTAGATTGGAACAGATACGCAAAGACAAACAACCCAATTTGGTGATATATGCCTAATATAGTTTATAACAGTTATTTAAGACACATGCTAAGTGGAACAATAAATCTGCAGACAGCAGATGTTATGGTTGCTCTAGTTTCTGGTAGCTATGTACCAAACACAGCACATACTGTGTATGGAGACGTTTCTGCTCACCAGGTGACAGATCCTTTATTTGGTTACATAACTGGAGGAAAAGCACTCCAGTCTAAAACAATAACACAGGATGGGGTTTATGCTAAGTTTGATGCTGCAGATACAAGCTGGACTACAACAACTATAACAAATGCTTCTGGAGCAGTTATTTATATTTCTGGAGCTACATCTAATACTAGATATTTAGTAAGCTATGTAGATTTAGGACTTTCTAGTACTACTAACGGTACTTTCACAATAGTATGGAACTCTTCTAACGGTATATTTAGAATTTCTGGTGCATAATGCCTATCTACGGTAGTTTTAAAGAGAGAATATTACAAACGAATAACTATGCAGATATTCAGTTCTTTCCGTCTGGACTATCTTACCCTTTAAATGCTTTTCCAGGGGGAATTACCCAGCTAATGGTTATTTTACTTAGTGGAGCATCCACGGCGGCAATGAATCAAGGAGAGACTATATACATAGAGCACCAAGCAGCAGGCGGAACTTCTGTTTCTAGGCAAGAGATTTCTGGACCTGGGTACACAAGAGGTGGTAAGCCAATTTTAAATGTTACTGGACAAAGAAATGCTGACGGTACAGTTGTTATTAGTGGAAGTTCTATTACTTGGACAGGACTAACTGCATCTCCAAGATATGCCGTAATATATGTTTCTGGACACACATTTAGAACAGGTGATGATAACGGAACAGCAATTCTGTTTACAGGATTAGATGGAGTCGTTAGAGATAGAAGTAGTGATTACTGGAACTATCTTGTAGCTCATTTAGATTTAGGACAGCAAACAGTTAATTCAGCAGATTTTACTATTAACTGGAGTCCTCAGGGAATACTAGTATTTAACTAATGTTACCTAATTTAAGAGAAGTAATAAATTCACTTTCTGGTAAGACAAGTACAATATATTCTACAGACGGGGCTTCTATTGGGTTTCAATGGTTTGGCTTACGTCAGCCAGACTATTCTAAAAAGTGCTCTTGTGTAGGGTATCTAGGTACAACAGATGGTCCAGCATGTTCTAGGTGCATGTCTACCGGATATTTGTTTACGGATACATTAGTTAAAGGTTATTTATGGATGGGTTTATTAGGCACAGAGTCTCAGTCTAACATGGGAATACTCTCTACTCAAATCCGTAATCTTGTTTTAGAATATGATAAACCTGTTAACAAATTTGACTATGTACTAGAATTAGACCAAGACCCAAATACAGCAAAAGTACGTCAGCCCTTTAAAATTGTAAAATATTATAGAGTACAAGATTCTGTTCCCCTTAAGGGAGATTTAGGTAGAGTAGAATTCTGGAAATGTAGTGTAGAAGAAAGAAACATTAAAGATGGTAGGCCAGGAGTAGACGGCACAGCTTTTACTTATAGAGGAAATAGATCTTACAATGCCCCTGAGTAACATACAGCTCCCTAGTTTTGGAGATAGATACCTACAGTATTTTAACCCAGATCGTCAGATTCTTGAGTTAAGAAGAAAAGCTAGGAATGAAGGAATACTTAGTATTTCTGAGTCAATGGAGTTGATCTCTATGCTCATGAGAGAGCACCAGCTTACTTTTATCCCAAATAAGTCTGATAAAAAACTAGTGTTATTTCCTTTTAGTTTTGTAGAACCTAGTAAGGGTGATAAAGTACTTAATAAAACTACGAACGAAGTTTATACAGTATCAGAAGCAATCAAAAATCCTACTACTAATCTATGGGATGGTTTAGTTAAATTTGATCTTATAAACCCTCCCTCTATAGAAGCCCGTCATAAATTAGTATATTTAAATACAGACAGGTATATTAAATTTGATCACGAATACCCTGAATCACTTTTAAACATACCTAGTGCAAATCAAGAGGGAATACTAAAAAATATTCCTCCTATACATCCTACTATTACTTGGTCCCTTAAAGTTGTTGAACCAGGGGGACTAGGTAGGCCTTTTGATAGTAGAAAGGAATTCAAGCCTCGGCTTAGGGAGTCAACTAAAGACCCTTTTGTCATGGGCTACACAGTAGAGATATATGGGCAGTGGTTTGACAATGTTGTTCAATTTGATGCGTGGACTAACGGAATTAGAACCACCGATAGACTACTAAGTTGGATGGAACAATTACTAAAATTGTATACTGGATATCTAAGGCAGAGAGGGGTGTCAAATATGTTTTTCTGGAAGAGAGATTCAGAAGGACAAAATTCCACTTGGAGACAGTCAATCCCTGTTAAAGGTACTCAGTTTTACTTTCGAACCGAAGAGTTAGAAGCAGTATATCAGAGAGATATATTGAAAATAGATGTATCGCTTGGTGTGGAGAAAGAACTTGCATACAAAGATAACCCTAGATATATCGCAGGGCAGTTTGTATCAGGAAACTTTACTCCAGAAGAATACCGAGCTTTATTCTATAGATCAGGTGAATATCTGTTTGGTGATATAGATATTCGTGAATAATAATTGGAGATAATTAGATGACAAACTACCTTCCTCGTATTAACACAATCTTAAACGACCAAGGTTTAAAAATTGCTCCCCCTCCAGTAGGTCCGAAAGTAACTCTAATGGGCGTCACATCAAACCCAACGATACCCGTTTTAGAGCCATTTACTGTAACCTCTGTAGAGAAAGCAATAAACTCTTTGTACTTTAACTTCAGTGGGCTTTCAGCCGCTGGATTCCCAGACAACAATGTCCCAGGAGAGCTTTCTCTTGCTATTGAAGAGGCCGTCAACGGCGGCGCTCCTAATATAGAAGTAATTGTAATTGGACGTTACTCTGGACAGGCTCTACTGGATTATATCAGCCCAGTGGCTACACAGTACGCTAGATATAACGATCTATCTGGAGCATATGATGTTCTAAAGAATAGAGATGTAGATGTTGTAATCCCTGTGGGAGCCCACATGGATGATAATATCTATAGCGTTCTAGGTGGTACTGGACTTTCTCTAAACTTTGGTAAGCAGTTAGCAGATTTCTGCTTCCAGGCTACAACTCAGGAGAATGCTTGCGTTGGCGTTATTGGTACTCGTCCAATAATGAGCTGGGCAATGAGACATGCTCCTACTCCAGGCACAGGAACGCCTTATGTGTACTATGATGGATATACTGGTAATGGTCTTAGAAGCGACGCTACCATCAATACAGAGTTAACTGCTTTATTCCCAGCTGTATTCCTGACAGGAGGAACCTCCTCTCCAAATGCCGCTATCAGATCTGGTATGGCAGCTGTTGAGTACGCAACTCCTTCTGCTAGACTATTAAAAGAGTGGCATGCTTACCATGCATACTCCAATGACACCGCCGCTTTTGTCTCTGATGTAGATCGTGCTCCGTTCTACAACAACATTTACCTTAACTGGTTATCCGGCGCTGCTGATCAGAATGGCAATACACTTTCTGATATAAACGAGGACACTGCTACCGCAGTAGCAGCGAGCTACTTTGCTAACTGGCAGGCTAAGGACTCTGACGGTACCAATGCAGTAGATTCTAGAAATGGAAAGGTTGACGCAGGTTCTTATATCAGCGTTTTCTCTACTCCACTCAGAGCTTCTGGAACTCAGATATCAGACAGAGCCCTTACTCTTGGCGCTGGTGTATCCAACACAACCAGAAACACGGATGGAGCCGCAGCTTACGGTGGTCTCATAACAAGCTTAGCCCCTCAGTCTTCCACTACAAATAAGAGGATTGATGGTGTTGTGCAGCTTAGACCATTGTCAGCACCTCAGGCTAATGATTTAGTAGGAATGAGACATGTAACAATGTACACAAGACCTACTGGACTTACAGTGGCCTCGGGCGTGACTGGCGCGCACAACGTAAGCAAGTATATTAGATCTGACTATGTCAGACTGAGCACAGTCAGAATTGTACACTCTGTAGTTGACCTTATCAGAGGCGCTGCAAGTAAGTACATTGGAGAGCCTAACAACGCTCCTCAAATGAACGCTCTGGATGCTGAAATAGATCAGCTATTGCTGAGCGTAAAGACGTCTGGAGGCTTAAATGCTTATGCATTCTCTATATCGTCTACTCCAGATCAGAGAGTATTAGGTGAGCTTGATATCAATCTTACTCTAGTACCTGCATTTGAGATTACTACAATTAATCTTGTTGTATCTCTTGCTAAAGAGTTATAATAAAAGGAGATAAATATGGCAACACAAGGTAACAGAGGATTGCCTCCTTCTGGCTCCGGCGCAGGAGGAAGAGGATCGTCAAACGTGTATGGTCAGAGAACATATAACTCGTTCTCTGGTGTAGACATGGTTGTGACGTTTAATGGTAAGATATTAGGCGAGCTTCAGGGAATATCTTTTACAGTACAGAGAGAAAAGGCCCCTATCTACTCTATGGGCGAGGCGGATCCAAGATCCTATTCTCGTGCAAAGAGAGGCATAGCGGGTTCCATGGTCTTTGTTGTATTTGATAGATCTGCTCTTCTTGAGGCAATGAAGGATACTGGTTATATTGCTAATAAGTATTCTATTCCTAACGGCTATGAGAAGGGTCCAGTCGTAAGACCTATTGATTTTGCTGCTGCCGGAGCAGGATTATTTGGAGCTAGCGCTCTTGCTGCTGGCCTAGGTGCAGCAGCTAACGTTACAAGAATAGCTATTGACAAGGTAGTGGCTAGACCACAATACCTTGATCAAGTGCTGCCTTTTGACGTTGTAATTACAGCCGCTAACGAGTACGGCTCGGTAGCAAGAATGATTATTCAGGGAGCTGAAATTCTAAACGTTGGTTCTTCAATGTCTATTAACGACATTACAACTGACGAGGCCTGTACATACGTGGCCTGTGGAATTATACCTTGGAAGGATCAGACTTTCATTACGCTTACTAATGACGGCAGACCAGTGGTCAGCTGATACACTTAGTAAGTTATTAAACCTTATTGGGGTTAATTAGATGTTAAATTCTAGTTAACCCCATATTTAATATATGACAAACTATAGTAGAGACGAAATAAGAAAAAGCCTTAACTCCGCAGTAGTAAGAGGAGAAGACTTTCAGAGCTTTGCTGGTACTGATGTTGAGGTAATAGCTTATCTCCCTAGCTCTGTTTTAAGGTCAAACCAAAATTCTAAAGATAGCTTTTTTAAGAAGTTTGCAGAAATACAAACTTTGACTATTTCTAGTACTAGGTCTATATCGCCAGTTAGAGTTTTAGGTAGGTCTAGCCCATTGGCATATACTAGAGGAGCTAGGACCTTTGCTGGTACACTCGTGTTTGCCTCAGTTAATAGGGACGTTTTTTCTGAATTGTATACACTAGATGCGGCAGAAAGTACTTTATATAGTTCTACTTCACTTGTATCAGATCAAATGCCGCCGTTTAATATTGTAATGACTGCAACAAATGAGAAAGGCGCGGCTATAACACAATGTGTTTTTGGTATTACGCTAGTCAACTACGGTACTACATATAGCATAGATGACTTGTATACAGAAGTAACATACAGCTATGTAGCCCTCGATGTAACTCCAGTAACTGATGTACCTTTAAGCGTTCTTTCTCAGACTAGAGCACAGAATCAAATATCTACT